CACCGCATCCATCACCGGCGCAGAGGTGAAGGCCACCAAGTCGGGGACCGGGCAATACCTCCGCGTGGAGTACACGATCTCGGGTCCGAGCGGCGCGGGCCGAAAGGTCTGGTCGAACTATAACGTCAGGAATGAGAATCCGAAGGCCGAATCCATCGGCCGCGAGCAGCTCGCGGAGCTCTGCCGCTGCGTGGGCCTCTCCCGCGTCAACGACACCGATCAGCTCCTCGGCTGCAACGTGAGCGTGAAGCTCAAGGTGCGCGAAGCCTCGAACGGCTACGACGCCCAGAACGAGGTGCAGGGGCACAAGGCGCTCGAGGGCTCCGCGCCGCCTGCTCCGGCGGCTGCCCCGAAGGCCGCGGCGAAGGCCGGGCCGAAGCCCCCGTGGGCGAAGTGACCCTTTGAGAAGGTGAGGGGCGCGGACGGAAGGCGTTCGCCCGCGTCCCTCGCCGTTTTGAATAGCACAGGAAGGCAGAGATGAAGATTCCCGAACCACAGAACACGATCGCCGCCCTCATCGACGCGGCGCACGAGGCAAAGCGCGCATCGCACAAGGAGTGCTTTCGCCCGCACATGGGCGCGAGCACGCTCGGCGAGAAGTGCGAGCGTAAGCTCTGGATCTCGTTCCGTTGGGCGGTGCGCGAGCAGTTCCCGGGGCGCATCCTTCGCGTCTTCCGTCGCGGGCACCGCGAAGAAGAGACGGTCGTCGAAGACCTTCGCGCCATCGGGATGAAGGTGCGCGCGACGGGTGCTGACCAGACGCGCGTGGAGTTCGGCTCGCACGTCTCGGGGTCGATTGACGGCATCATCACGGCTGGCGTGCCGGAAGCCCCGAAGGCTGCGCATGTGCTCGAAATCAAGACGCACAGTAAGAAGTCGTGGGAGGCGGTCGAGAAGGAGGGCGTCGAGAAGTCGCAACCGAAGCACTTCACGCAGATGCAGATTTACATGCGCGGAACCGGCGTCGACCGGGCGCTCTACGTTGCAGTCTGCAAGGATGATGACAGACTGCACACCGAGCGCGTCAGGTATGACCGCGAGCACGCAGAGCGCGCCATCGAACGTGGGCAGCGCATCGCCCTCGCCGACGAGATGCCGCCGCCGATCTCGACTGACCCGACGTGGTACGAATGCAAGTGGTGCAGCGCGCACGACCTCTGCCACGGCTCGAAGGTCGTTCGTGAGGTGAACTGTCGAACCTGCGCGCACTCAACCGCCACGCCGGAGTCGACGTGGACATGTGCGCGGCACGGCGACAACGTGATGCCGACCGACTGGACGCGCGAGGCGCACGAGTGCCACGCGCTGCACTTCGACCTCGTGCCCTGGCTCATGGCCTACATGGACGACAACGGAGCGCCCGTCTTCATCATCGACGGCACCGAGGTGACGAACGGCCCCGGCGGCTTCAGCTCGGCCGAGATCGTCGCGAACCCGAAAGCGTGCGTCGACCCGACGCTCGTTCAGCTTCGACGCAAGTTCGACGCGAAGGTGGTGGGATGACCGTCGCCCTTCGAGACTACCAACAACGCGCCATCGACCAGCTCTACGCCTGGTTCGAGTCGCACCCGAGCGGGCACCCGTGCCTCGTACTCCCGACCGGCGCGGGCAAATCGCACATCGTCGCCGCGCTCTGCCGCGATGCGCTCACGAGCTGGCCGGAAACGCGCGTGCTGATGCTCACGCACGTCAAGGAACTCATCGAGCAGAACGCGGAGAAGATGCGCCAGCACTGGCCTGGCGCGCCGATGGGCATCTACTCGGCGAGCATCGGGCGGAAGGAGCTCGGCGAGCCCATCACCTTTGCGGGCATCCAGTCGATTCGGAAGCGCGCCGCCGAAGTCGGACACGTCGATCTCGTCATCATCGACGAGTGCCACCTCGTCTCGCACAAGGACGAGGGCGGCTATCGCACGTTCATCGCCGACCTCGTGCGCATCAACCCCAAGCTGCGCGTCGTCGGTCTCACTGCGACGCCGTACCGTCTCGGGCACGGCCTCATCACCGACGAGCCCGCGCTCTTCGCCGACCTCATCGAGCCGGTGAGCATCGAAGAGCTCGTGCACAAGCGCCACCTGGCCCCGCTGCGCTCGAAGGTCACGCAGGCGAAGCTGAGCACCGACGGCGTGCACAAGCGCGGCGGCGAGTACATCGAGAGCGAGCTGCAAGCGGCGGTCGACACCGCCGACAAGAACGCCGCCGTCGTGCGCGAGGTTCTCGCGCTCGCAGGTGACCGCCGCTCGTGGCTTTTCTTTTGCTGCGGCGTCGAGCACGCACGCCACGTTTGCGACGCCCTACAGGCCGAAGGCGTCGCTGCTGCGTGCGTAACGGGCGAGACGCCGAAGGCTGAGCGTCAGCGCATCCTAGCGGCGTTTAAGCGTGGCGAGCTGCGTGCCCTCACGAACGCGAACGTCCTCACGACCGGCTTCGATGCGCCGAACATCGACCTGATCGCGATGCTTCGCCCGACGCTCTCGCCGAGTCTCTATGTGCAGATGGCGGGTCGCGGGCTCAGGCCGAAGGCGCACACTGACCATTGTCTCGTCCTCGACTTCGCGGGCGTCGTCGCCACGCATGGGCCGATTACCGCCGTGCAGCCGCCAGACAAGGCGGGCGAAGGCGACGGCGAAGCGCCGGTGAAAGTGTGCGACGAGTGCGGGGAGCTCGTGCACCCGACGTGCCGAACCTGCCCGTCGTGCGGCTTCGAGTTCCCGCCGCCGCCTGAGAAGAAGTTCGCGCTCAGGAACGATGACATCATGGGCCGCGACGGCTCCGACCTCATCGTCACCGAGTGGGAGTGGCGCCGCCACGTCAGCGCGTCGAACGGCCTCGAGATGCTGCGCGTCCGTTACTACGGCGCGATCTCCGACGCACCCGTCGACGAGTACCTAACGGTCCGCCATCCGGGCTACGCTGGCGACAAGGCGTGTCGCATCCTGGCGAGCATCGCGCAGAGTGCAGGCGTCTCGCCGGGCTGGGCGCTCGAAGGCGACCTAAACGCCGTCGCCGCAGCGATGAACGGCGCGAAGCCGCCACGGCTCGTGACGTTCAAACGCCGCCCAGACAACGCGCGATTTGTGGACATGAGGAGGCGCGAATGGTGAAGCTGAAGACGATCCAAGAGTGGCGTTTGGTTGTGAACAACCCGCCGAAATGCTGCGTGAACTGTGACAACTACGTCAGCCGATTTGGCGACTGGGAAGAAGGTGCAAAGTGCAGACTGTTCGAGCAAAGCCCGCCGCGCGAGTTCGCCGAAGCCGAAAACGAGTGCCCGGCATGGCTTCAGCTGATCCCATTCTGAGAGTCCCCACCGAGCACGAGGAGCAACGCAACCTCGTGCGCTGGTTTCGCCAGACGTACGGGCTCGTAACGCGCGGTGGCGTGCGCATCTTCGCCATTCCCAACGGCTCGCAGCGCAGCCGAACGACCGGCGCGAGGCTGAAGGCCGAAGGCGTCAGCGCTGGCGTGCCCGATCTTTTCATTCCGGCCTTCTCGCTCTGGATCGAGATGAAGCGCGCCGAGGGCGGAAGCGTCTCTGCCGAGCAGCGCGACTGGCACACCTACCTGCGGAGCATCGGTCACACGGTGCTCGTTTGCCGTGGCTTTTCCCACGCGAAAGAAGAAATCGAAGCCTTCGTGAGAAAGATGTAGACGAGACCTCTTTTCTTTCGTAGAACATCACTCGTCGACGCATTCGCGACGACGCCGCCGAATGGGCGGGGAACTGAGAAAGGCAACGACGATGGATAAGGTTACTCTTCACCGCGACGGCAGCATCACCTTCTGGTCGGTCTACAACCAGTGCTGGACGCGCTCGGTGCGCATTTCCGACCGCGAGCTGGCCGCGATGCACGCCGACGACCGCAAGCGCTGCCAGCGGCAGATGGCGCGCTACAACGCCGCGACCGAGGCCCTCTGATGAGCCTCCTGGTTATGGCAATCGCCGACCAACTCGCCGACGACGCCTGCGGCCCGTACTGGGGATCCAAGCTTCGTCACGACACGCGCGTTGGTCGCATTGCACGCGCCGCCCGTAGCGCCGCCGCTGCTGCGCTCGTCTGCCACCTTGGCGACGCCGACCACGCCGAGTGGCACTACGAGGCCCCCGGCTTCGGCGAGCGCCTGGCGGCGGCGCGTAGCGTCGCCTCGACGGCGTTCGAGGCTGAGGTTCGTTACTTGAAGGAGCATGGGGCATGAAGACGATCGAAGAACTCGAAGCGGAGCTCGAGACGGTCAAGCGCGAACGCGACGAAGCGCGCGCCGAGGCGGAGCGGCTGCGGGAAGAATGCCGCCTGCGCAAAGCCGAGCGCGATCAGGTTGAACGTAACGGATTTGCAGCGACAAAAGGACTGGTTGACGAATCCGAGCGGCTGCGCGCAAAGGCTCTCGCTTACGATCTAGCCTACCGCCGTGGGGCGGAGGCGATGCGGGAGGCGTGTGCGAATTGCGTCAAGCACCTTTCGCACGAGGACGGGCTCGGCATGGGCTCGCAACGCCTGGAAGGAGCCATCCGCTCGCTTCCGATTCCGGGGGAGCCATGAGCCGCGTGTCACTGCTGGAGCAGCACGCAATCGAGCTGCTGGCGGCTGATCCTGAGTGGCGGGCGTTCCGCTTTGAGCACCGTCTTCTTACGATCTACCTGGAAGGAGGAATTGCTCCAACGTTTAGCCGGGGACCGCGAAAGGGGCAGCGAAACTGGGCAAAGCGCACCGACGTTCGCTCGATCGAAATACCGCACGATCACCACGATCGGTGGATCAAGGCATGGCAAGAGCGGACCGGATTGTGCTCGCGATGCGAAGGCCGAGGCGAGGTATTTGCTCGCTGGAATCTCGAAATTGGCGTGACCTATCGAAAGTGTCCGGTGTGCGCTGGAGGCGGGAAAAAGCCATGATCGTCCCATCGGAAATGAACTACCGCGAGCACTGCGAGGATAACGGAGTGGGCTGCGCAAAGCATCCTCCGACGCTGCGCCTCGCTCTCTCGCCAGGGTGCGCGAGCTGGATGGTTGACGAGGATTGCCCGGGCCTGCGATGCGTGTGGCCTGCGGCGATCGAGCGGCATACGTGCGATGACCCCGGCCTATTGGACGCAGAGTACGCAACGCAACTGCGCAGGATGGGGCTCGCGTATGCGTGGCTTCTCGACACAAGGCTTCCGATGCGCGGCAGGTTCGCGCTCCTACGTCGGATCTGGAAGGCCGAAAAGCTGCGCGCAAGGGGCAAAATCGTAGCGGGAAAGAAGGTGGAGATATGATCAACCTCGACGAAATCGAAGCCCGCGCGAACGCGGCAACGCCGGGGCCGTGGACGTATCACGATGGATGCGGATACGTTGAGGTCCCGCCGTGTGGCGCGATTGAGTTCAAGCCAGGGTGGGAACGCTCGGTGCACTTCCTCGCGCGCGTTCACAACAACCACGTTGAAGGCGAAGACGGCCTCGGCTTTGACGGTGCGTTTATCGCCCACGCCCGCACCGACGTGCCCGCGCTCATCGCCCGCGTGCGGGAGCTGGAGACGGAGCGCGACGGCTACGCGCGCTCGCACGCCATCCTCAGAGCCATTCACGGCGCGTTGACCGACGCGCTTCCAAGCACACCGATTCCCGCGCTCGACTCGTTCGACGTGGTGGAGCTGGTGCGCAACATCGTGGCCGAGCGCGATCAGGCGCTTGCGGACTACCAAGATCTCGGCCGCGTCATGCACGAGGAGTGCTCGCGGCTGGAGTCCGAGTGCGAGCGCATGAAGACTTTCGCGGCGCAGAACTTCTCCGCGATGATCCGCCAAGAGGCCGAGCAAATGCGCGAGTACGGCCTCAGCTACGAAGGCGTGCGCAAGGTGCTGCACGAGTACAACGACGGGGAGATCTCGTTCGGCAAGCTGATGGACCTCATCCGCGCCGCAGCGCGGGCGATGGCGGAGGATATGAAACCATGACCCTCGAAGCACTCGGCCGCCGCGCGGTGGCCTGCAAGCATTGGCGGTGGATGCCTGGGATGCTCGTG